CAACATCATTTATAAATGACCAATTTGAATTGATAGCGCCTGCGTTGTAATAGTTGCCCCTAATATATAAGTAGTTACTGTTGTAGTTAGTTGCTGAGGTTGCCGTTGTTGTTGGCCTAACACTTACACTGCCATATAGATCGATGGTGTTCCCCGCGCCCGAGGTTCCAAAGCTGGTATTTCCTGTAAAAGTCGCCGTTGTACCCGTCAAGCCTCCCGTTAGCGTTCCGCCAGTTAAGGGTAAATACATACCCGATATTGAAGGAATATCGGCGGCGACCAAGGTACGAAAGCTAGGCGTTCCCGCAGTACCATTTGGCGCGGCAAACACGGTATTTGCCGTTTCACTGGCCAAGGTTACTGCAAACGTTCCGGCAACCGTAATCGGAGAGCCAGAAACCGAGAAGATGCTTGGCATCGACAAGCCAACAGAAGTAACCGGACCACCAGAGGCGCCCGTGCCGCAGGTAACGCCAGTCGATGCCAAGTTGCCATTCACATCCGTGGTAACGCACTGGTTAGCCACGGCATTGGTAAATGTTACAGTGCCACCCTTTAGCCCTGATGAAAAGTTTGCCGCTTCCGCCGTGATAGTGCCAGTCAAAGTAGGACTTACAGAGAGCACCACATTTCCACTGCCTGTCGTGGCCGCCAAAACCAATTGCGATAAGCTGTTTGTGCCCAACACCGTTGCCGATGCGGGTATTGACGCGCCATTCACTCGAACCACCGTCGCCACCAGCGATCCAGATCCTGGACCGGCAAGCACGTCTCCTGTCAATTGCGATACGCCGGCATTAATATTCGTTCCAGGATATATTCCTGTAACTGTAACCGCCGAGGAATAAACATTGGGGCTTACGCCACCGCTTAATGAAACATCGTATCCTTGGTTTGCGGCCGCAAAAAACATCCAATAGCCAGGATTGGTTGATGACGCCGCATTCGCGGTAAATGGATTGGTTAATGCTGTTTCGCTTGAATCGGAATAAATCGTCGCCAGCGTCGTCGTGCCGGTTAAATAAACCGTTACCGTGCAACTAGGGATAATGCCCAGCAAGTAATTTGAAGAAGACAAGCCAGAAGTAACCGACTGCGCGCCGCCAAGGTTGCAATAGCCGTTAACTGCGGCAATTTGCGCCGACGCGCTTACGGAAAAAATCAATACGCATAAAGCATAAAGATGCTTCATAGCTTATTCCTTTGCAATTACTTAATGGCAGTTGGCTTAACTTCCTTGCCTTCCGACTTTTTCTCAACCGGCTTTTTCTTTTCTTGTTCAACCCGCAAAGCATTTTGCGTGCTTTGAACTTCTTGCTGAATCTGCGGAGCCTGGCATTGCAAAAATGCAGACTGCAATTGCAAAACCTGCAATTTAAGCTGCGCTATTTGCGCTTTTAACTCAGTTACTGTTGGTTCATCTGTTTGCTGAGAAAAAGCTGGAATAGCCAGCAATAAGAACAACGCAAATACAATCTTTTTCAAGGTCTTCTCCTTTTCGCTTTAAACTAGTAACCGCATTGGTAATGGATGGTGTATGTCGTACTGGCCGATGGCGCGCCAAATGAGTAGCGGGTAAACCCGGTACTGGTTTCCACTGTGTAGTCCGTTGCCCCAAGTGACGTTGGTGTGTGCACCTCGGCCGAGCAGTTTGGGTAATTTGTTTGTGCTGATCCGTACAGCACTACCGTAACTTCAGTACCGGTCGTTGTAGCCGTGCCAGTTGCCAGCGTTAAATCGCCGCTATTGGTCGTGCATGTGTGATTTGTCGCGCAAACGCAACTCGCGCCCGTGCCGGCGGCTACTCCGGGAGTGCAAGAAAAATTGGTAGAAACACCGGCATAAACTGATGATGTAACTGTTCCTAAAAACGTAGTTGGCCCTTGATAACCTGTAACTAAGGTGCAGTTTGTGATTGAAGACAAATTAAACCCAAAGGCAACATAAGTTGTAGTGCCAGACGCACAGACCACGCCTGATCCTGTTCCAGTGATCAAGCCACTAATTGCATGGAGTGTTGAAAGGGAGTTGGCGGTCGGCAAATAGATATTTGCAGTTCCTGCCACTGTATTTAGAAGCCCACCGCTTAAAAGCAACTGGCCACCAGAGGTCATATCGATGTTATATCCACTTGACTTGGTGATATTTGGGTTGTACATCGCCAATAATGCGCTGCTGCCACCCGATTTGATTTTCATGCTGCCAGTTAGCGCTTCACCGTACAATGTTCCATTTACGGTCAGCGTATAGCTGTTTCCGCTTAAGTTTGTTCCATAAATGTGGTTGTAGCATCCCGCGCCAAGCGTAACGTTTCCGCCGCTATAGCTGCCGCCGTGGCGCTCACTACGTATTGTGCTAGAGCAAGTGGCATATGTCGTCACTCCCACTGTATTTAAGTCATAAATAATTGTCGGCAAGGAATTAACCGTTACCCCGCCACTAAAAGTCCATGTTGAGCTATTTCCATAGATGGTTATTGGAATTGCCGGTAAAGTTGCGGCAGACGAAACAGAATAGGAGGAATTTGGACTAGTAAAGATTGACGCCAATCCCGTGCTTAGCAGTGCTGCATTTAAAGCAGAAAGTGTTTTATACGGGCGTTCAATCGTCCCATCTGCTGTGTATGAGTCCGTGCGATTCGCGTCCAGGGTCAACATGGAAGTGTCAGTTGCGGGATAAACAAACGCCGTTGTACTGGCAGCAGTTTGGTATGGCTGCGCCCCAGTGGAACCGTTTAATAAACTTGTAGCGGTAGCCGATGAACCTCCCGAGCCAAATGCAACATACGTACCACCATTGCAATAGTACGGAACCCATGTTGTCGTCAAAGTAAATACAGAGCTGCCGCTGCATGAAGACGGAAGCGTTGCCCCCGACTGAAACGACGTTGCCGTATAATTCCCAACAATAATCTGCCCATGCGCCGCTGTAGCCAGTGCCCCCAGCGCAAATATTGTCGAAAATAATGCAATCAGCTTTTTCATCGCTCTACCTCGTTAGCAGCACCGATACACTCACGGAATTAGTTAAAGCCACTAGCTTTACGCGCACGTACTTCGTATAAAACGACGGCAATTCGATCCGCGTCACATACGTTGCATTAAGTCCGGTTGTAATCGCGTCAACCGTTACGTAATGCGAATCCATATCAATATCCGCATCCTGAAGATCCACTTCAAAAGCTCCAGGATCGCCGCTAAAAAAAATCTCCAGCGAAATTCCCCACGGATAAAACGTGCGGTTAACTCTTTCGATTTGGAAGGCAATGCTTGCCTTTCCCACCGCAACCGTTTCGTTGTTCCACAAATATTTCTGCTGATTGTCACGAATCAAAGCAGCTCGCGCTGTTCCCGCATAACCTGGCATAATTACGCTCCCCATCCGCCAATATTGAGTTGGCCTTCAACCGTCGAGTACGGCTCGCCAAATGCAGACGGCATACGTTGCATCTTGCTGAAATAAAGATCGACAAGACTTTTGTCCATTACGCGAATATGTTTAAGCCGGTCATCGTATTCGGCTCGCGCGGCTTGCAATAAAAATTGCCAATTCGCTCCCGCGCCGCGCTCCATCTCATCGCCCTTTTGTGATTCCTTCCACAAATAGAGCATTTCGTACGCACGTAACTTAACTAACTCGTCATTTAGCGGATAAGGCACAGTGTCAGATGGATTGCTTAGCGCCGGCCAATTCGCTTGGCAGGCAAACGTATAAGGCAGTTGCGTTATCGGATGCGGCCATAGTTCAAAAAGCATTTGGCCATACGTTGTGCTGCCCACGCGCGTATCCATCTTGTACGGCACCACAAAGAGCGGCTCGTCAAAATCGGTGCGTTCGGCATCTTGTTCCGATAAATCGATTTCCGTTCTGCTCCACCAATCCATGTAATTGTTGTTGGTGGTGTCGCGAATGTTGTACCAGCGCTTAAATCCAGGCGGCGCGGCATAATAGGCTTGGTAAACCATGTACGGCCCGTTGGTTTGTTTTGGCTCCATCCATGGCCGATCGATCGTCAATACCACCGCATTGGAATTCGATACGTTTGCCGCGATAATGCTGTAGAGCGAATAATACGGAACGCGTATCTGCTGCTGCGTGAGAAATGGCGGATTGGTTATAGCTGCAATCCAAGCAGCAGATGCAGTCGCATCTCCCGTAATAGAAGTAGTAAACGGCGTAACGGTGATTTTTCCCGGACTAAGAAATTCCGTAGTCGGTCCGCCTAGCAAACTAGGCGTTAGCCAACCGCCATCGGTTAACTGAAAACTCCAAACATTTTCATTTTGAATCGCAGCAAAAGCCTCATTGATCTTAGTCGTCACTAAGCCAAAGTTTGTTCCAGGTATTCCCAATAGCTCTTGCCGCATGTTTTGCAGTGCCATCTTTTGCCTTTAACAAAACGCCCCTTGCGAGTCGTCCCCGCAAGAGGCGTTAAGTTTGTCTTCGGGAGAAGACCTTGTTTAGAACTGTCCAACGAATGCTGAAACCACAAACGTCGTTGTAGCCAAATTCGTAGTGATCGGTGCGGTAGGAGTAGCTTTGCTGTAGTAAAAGCAACTCCATGTCGCACGCGGTCCAACGCCATTGGGAAACGCTTGAATGAACGTCGATCCATCCGTCGACGAACCTTCCAGAATTGCATCGATGTAGTAGTTGGGCAGAGCCAAGGTAATCGGATCTCCGACCGTTGCCGACGGCGAAGCCGGCCCGACTCCACTACCAACAAAGATTGAGCGCCGACCTACAAAATCCGGATAGAGTGGACCGCCGCCGCCGCCCTTGCCCATTGCTGTGATGATCATCGTCGCTCCTTAGTCCTGAACCACCGGCACGTCGTTCATGTAAATCTTGAACAAATTGGAGGCAACAGGTTTATCAACCGCTTGGCCAATGGTCGCGCCAATAGGAGATCCACTTGCAGCAGCCGATGTAACTGTTCCCGGCGCACCAGAAGCGATGGTATTAACCCAGTCACCAACAGCCGCCGAGCCAATCGTTACATTGCCCAAGACCGTTGCCGTGCCAAGTTCCTGAACAAAGCCGTAGTTGCCCGGCGTAATCGAGTTCAAAAACACCACCGGCCGCACAGTGCCAACTCCAGCCAAAGCAGCATTAGCCCCCGTGGCAACGTCGTAGCTAGTCACAATGTTTGGAGTGGTGTTTAGCTGCGCAGCGACCGTGCCGCCACTTGTACCGGTCACCGTCAGCGAGAACGACGGAACAGAAGTGTAGCCGTAGCCAGACTGCACCACGGTCGCGCTGGTGATCGTGCCCGTAGAGCCAACAACAACCTGAATCACTGCGTTAAAGCCGCCGCCGCTGCCGGCAGTTGCTGCAATGTTGTAGGTTCCGGTTGTCGCGCCCGTGCCGGCGGCTGTAATCACAACGCCGGCAACGGTACTTCCAGCGCGCACGTAACCAACGGTTCCGGTCTTTACATTTGCCGCCGTGGCGCCAGAATCGACTTGCACAAAGCGATAACGCCCTGCAAACAAAGTACCGACGGCTGTATACGATCCCTGGAACGCCTCTTGATTGGTCGCGTCGAAGAAATCGCCAAGATTGAGTCCACCAGCCGCAAACGGTTGGCCAGTACGGTAATCCGTAATTGCAGTCGGCGAGGTAAAGTTTCCGTTATTCCATGCCAACCAAGTAGGCACTATCGGCTGAAAAGGCATTGTCGTCTCCTAACTAGGCAGAAAAGCCAAACGCATAATTGGAATGCCGCGGCTGGGTGTTATATAGATTGGTGCCAAGCCGCATAAACAAAGCATCAATGCTCACGTTGTTCGGCATCGGCGCGCGCCGCAGACCAAAGTTCCAACCCTTCTTGTTGGTCGGCCGGATCTTGAAGCTTTCCGGCTCCAGGAAGTAGATCACTTCGGAAGGCTGAATCGTGGTGTTGGAAGGCAATCCAGAACCAGTCGGCGAAATAGCCACTGGCGCGCCGTTCTTGGTGAATTGCGGAGTCGTGAAGGTTACCGTCGTTGTGCTTGATCCAACGCCATCCTGAAGATTTGTGTTGCCTGCCGCGCCGTTCGCCGGGGCCAGCTCAATAAAGTTCTGAGCCTGAGCCGAGGGCGCCAGCGGATCGGCGTAAATGTCGACGCCGTTGAAGTTCAGGCCATCCCACTTGATATCGTGCTTGGTGTTCGAAATGTCGCGGCGCTGCGCATCGAGCGCAACGGCGATGGCGCGGAACCCGAAAACGTTGGTGATGCCCAGCGTCGGATTGCCACCCGTCACCTTGCACTGCGACCACAACTGCATCAGCGCGGCAAAGTCAATCTGGCCAGTGCCGCCGGTTGGCGTTCCCAAGTAGAGCGGCGTGCTGTTCAGGGCCATGCCGATATTGCCGTTACGCGCATGGCCGCCGTAGTTCACATAGGTGTTGCCAAAGACGGAAGGATCAATGCCGTTGTTCAAGGCTTCGTCCAAGCCGTTGATGGCCTTGACGCGGTCATCCTGAACCGTGGCGGAAGAAGGCTGGCCGTGGCGGAAGGAATCCATCTCCTGCATGGTGTTCATGGTCATGACCATGGCTTCCATGTAGAGCTGGTACTCGTCCACAATCTTTGACGGACCGGAGTTGATCACGCCGCCCGTGCCAGAGCCGTCATCCATTTCCCAGTCGTCCAGCGGATACCATGTGGCATACGCCTTCGGCAGGAACTTGATGCCGGTATTGATCTGTTGGCGGGTCACGGTGACCGTCTGGCCGGGATTCACCGCGGCGCCTTGCGTGCGCCCGTAGAGAATACCTTCCATCATGCCGGCGCCCCCGAGGAATTCATCCCACACACCAGCCCTGCGGAGCTTGGCCTGAAATGGCGTATCCACAAACAGGTTGTTGAAGACTACATTTTTGCGGACGCTTTCCAGGTTCGACGCATCGATTTCGTTATAGAGAGGATCGGTTGGCACTGGACACCTTCTTGAGAATGAAATAGAAATGGCTCAAGCCATCTCTGGTCTTGAGCCATTGCTGATTCCCTGAAGGGGGGCATGCGTCTCGATTGATTTTCCAAAACTGCTGCGGAGCTAGGCTGCTACTTCTTGCCCGTGCTCGACAACTTCCTGCCGAATTGCCTGCGATGTTGCCTGCCGGCGCTGCTGTTCATTCAAATTCAACGGATCGGGCCGTTCGTTGGCCTTGACTGCACGCGCAACATCGGCGAACCGGCTGGGCTGCGCAATATGCACGTCAGGGTTGGAACCAATCTTTTCGGCCCACTTGCGATCAGTTTCTTCAATCGCTTTTTGCTTGGCAGCTTCGGCTTCTTTCAACTTTGCTTCAAAAGGCGCTGAGGCTTCTTGCCGAACCTTGGTATCGTGTTCTTCTTGCTGCTTGCGCTGAATCTCAGCTTGCTTGCCAGTAAAATCGTACTTCCGCGCCACGTAATCGCGGAAAGGCAACCGCGAATTGGTGGCTTCTTCCGCCAACTTGTCGAAGGAATCGGGAAGGAACTGGCCACCGGTCAATCTCTGGTACTCCTGCATGGCCCAGCCAATATTGCTGATGCCGTTGCCCAAGCGCTGATCGATGGCTTCCATCGTGAAAGTTGGGCTGCCTGGCGTGCCACCTTGGGCGCCGGCGATATAACGGCCCTGCGCATCCCGTTGCGGTGCGGCTTGTGCGGCGGCTGGCTGCGGCTGATAGTTGGGAGCTTCGGTCGGAATGAATCCGGTGGCCTTTGCGCTTTCCAGTTGTGTCTTGTAGAAAGCCAGCTCAGCGTCTTTCTGGGTCTTTTCATTGCCCCAGTTATTTAGCGCCGGCACGATGCTTTCTTCATAAAATTGGTCGTTGCTGCGTTTGCGAACTTCTTGCGCTTCGAGCGCTTCCGCTGCGGCCTTCCGTTCCTGTTCGGCCTTTTCGACCGATTCCATTGCGGCTTTTCTTTCCTGCTCCGCTTTTGCAGCGGCCTGCTGTGCGGCCTGCCGTTCCTGTTCGGCGGTGGTAAGAACCCCGGTAAACGCAGAAATCGCCTTCGCATCAAGCGCGGTGATCTGCTCGTCAGTCAACCCGGATTGTTTTAAAACCTCTTGAACAGTCGGCATTTCGTGTATTCTCCCGAAGCGTTAATATTGCGGTTGTTGACCTACAGGGGTGGGCTGCGGAGGACTGACCAAAGCGGTCTGCATCTCCTGAATTCCCTGCGCGATTTTTTCGGCGCCCGAAGCCAGACGCGGATCGGAAGCGGCCATTTGCTTGACCGTCTGATACCAGCGCGCAAGCAGCATCTGCATGGGGTTCGCAGGTGCCTGAGAGGAAGCGCCCGGTTGCTGCGGCGTATTTTGATCGGGTGCGCCTTGATCAGGCGGTGTCGATGGAGCGCCGCCACCTGGAGCTGGCGCACCCTGACCTTGCTGATCTGGCATTGGTTGTGAAGCTGTAGCCATTGGATCTCCTGGTGAGGTCCCCAACGGCGGCTAAGCTGCCGTTGGGGAACGGCTAACTAAGCCTTGATGCTGCTGCGTTTCTTTCCGCCCTTGCGACGGCCCTTGCGGCCACCCTTCTTCAGGTGACTTGCCTTCAATGCGCTAACTTTTCTTCCACGCTTTCCCATGTGATTTCTCCTTGGGTGCAAAATAGAAATGGCCCAAGAGCCATTTCGGTTCTTGAGCCATTGCTGATTCCCCAAGGAGGGGGGGCATGTCGCTCGGTTGATTCTTTTACATCTGTAGGCCGAATCTTTTTTCGTGTCAAGGCCTAATTACAAAATTTTGTCGCCGATTTTCAGCAATGACCGGATTTCGCTTGCTTGGGCTTCAGGAATCTTGGTGTGCATGGTGATATTGACCCCTTGCACGGAACCCTGGTTGTATTGAACCTGCATTTTTCCGGTTGACTTGATCCCCTTCAAAATTTCGTTCAATTGCCCAATATCAGTGGGTAACTCCATACTGGCTTCGGTCTCGAAAAAATCCTTTTGGATTTTGATTACTGGTTGCATGCTCGTCTCCTTAACTCTCGGTCACTGTCGTGCGCGGGGTTCCGCCCTGTGCGCCTTTTTGCTTGAGTTTGGGCGCCTTTCCTCCTGACGGTTCTCGACCGCCGCCGCCGCCACCCTTGTCTCCGCCGCCGCCTTTACCGCCCCCTTTGCCTTTTCCTGGTGCGCCCTGCTGCGGTTCGACGCCGAGCTGCTTCATCAATTGCGCTGCCTGAGCTTGCGCCAGGATTTGCAGCTTCTGTGTTTCCAGCTCCTCGTTAAACCACTTTTCGCGTTCGGTGTTGCCTGGTGCTTCCCCATAATTCTCAACCCCCATTTTTTTCATGACTGTCGCCCAAGAAATTGGCGCCTGACCGCGCTTCAGTTGCAGATACTTCAGTTGCTCCTGCATCTGCGTAATTTTGAGCAAGGTGCTTGGCACGGACACCAGCCGAATCTGCTTGGCAAACCAGCGCGCTCGTGTAAGTTGGTCATACTGGGAAGGCGATTCCGGGAAATTGCCGCCAACCATTTCATCCGGTAAATGGCTGGGAACCAGATCATCGGGGTTGAAATCAAAGACTTCGCGCGCAATGTTATCGGGCCCCACGTATTCCATAATCCGGCGCACATTGAACCATTGCAGAATCAGGAATTTCATGCGGTATCCAACCGCTTTATTGCCTTTCTCGATGCGTGCGGCAATGCCCTTGGCAATCGGGCCGATTGATTCCAGCATTTTGTCGGCCGTGTCATTGGCAATGTTCATCTTCATGTTTTGAAGATTGCCCAAGTCGGTCAGTCCAAGCTGTGATTGCTTGGCATCTTTCAGATACTTCAGGAAGGTAAAATGCGTATTGTCAACACGAACTTCCTCTGGCAGCAAGGATTGCAGAATTTCTTTCGGCTTGCCGTCAACTCCGTACCGGACATCCTGGTCGAAAATGTCAAAATGCTCAATTTTGGGGCCACCCGTCGCCGTGTGGTCGTAACCGATCGGCGGGTTCAGAGTAACGGTGATCACGTCGTCGATCTTGCGTTCGATCTTGCGCGTCGTGGTTTCAATCGAAGCTACGTCGCCGACTAGGGAACGGCCAAGCGGTTCCCATGCCCAATCATCGACGGTGTATTGGATCACCGGCATTTTTCCGTCCCAGTCGAAAGCTGGGCCGTCATACATCGGTCGATCAAGCCCGGAAGATGTGATAATAAGCCGCAAATTTGGATAGACGCGGCAATCTTCTACAGTCGCCGGGCGCATAAAGGGTTGCCCGTTGCGCATCCCGCCGAATATTTCCTGTCCGACATACGGCACTTTGTAGAACCAGCTGGTGCCAAGATCGCCCATGGGCAACTCATACCCTTGGCCGTTAATCGG